TTTGATTCCACAAGTGCGAATGTGTACTATGAAATATATTAATACATTTTACGCCATTGACTGTGAAACTTGCTTTATCAAATCCAGGTATAATCTTACTAACACTGTTTACTCTATTTTGTGTTTTTTCAATGTAAACATGTTTTATTTGATCATTGTTAGCAGGCTGTTGCCCTTTGCTGTGCAGGTCTTGCAGTGTGTAAATAATGTCTGCTAACATACTGCGCTGTTCTCTTGCAGTGAGATCCTGTATTTCCCACACATGCTGTCCTCTAACTCTGGACATTGTAAGATGTTGCGAGTCTACTCCTACGCTTGGTATTCTTTTAAAACCCAAATCGTTGATTGCACTGTACCACGCATGCTCTTGTGTTATCAAGTGTGCATAATCAGAATCAATTGCTTGCTTTACAACAACATCGTCTTGTACATCGACATTGTTAAAGAATCTACAAAAACCTAGTTTGCTGTTGTTTGCTTCTATTGTCCCAAAGTCACCAAGTTCTTCCAGCTGGTGCTCTGTAACTGTATCAAAATCAGCAACATTATTACTAAACCACTTAACAAACTCGCCACTTAGTGGTGGTTTTGGAAAATGCTCTCGTGTAGGAAAATAAAATATACCCGGCACACCGTTTGTTTCACCGGGTGACTCTACAAGCCCATCTGGTTGCATACTCCAACGACAAGTAAATGCATCAGTTAAGCACACAATAGGACGATCGGTGTTATCCGGAAAAGGTGCAATATGATTGATGATCAAATCACTCCAAGTTAACAACACTGGTTCATCTTTGGGTACTGCATCTAGTGCTTGAGCAATGCCAGCACAAGTACCTTTTTCATTTGCACGAATTAGTTTGTATTCAACATTAGGGCTATCAACTTGTAAATAGTTTTCTAATTGTTCATACAAGTAATCACCGATAATAATAAAACGTGCATCCGAGAACTTGTCAAACAAATGATACAGTAAAGGCTTTCCATGCACACTAACCAAGCACTTGGGCTTGTTCCATGTGTGGTGGCGCAGTCTACTTCCGCGGCCTCCTGCTTGTACTATTATATTCAATGTCATATGCTAATAATTCTTTCAGGCAAAGGAATGTCCCACAGTTTACCTTTGTTCCAGTAGTAAACCCCGTTGACCATGTCTGGATAATTGTTGTACACATGCTGAAAACTCATGCCACTAAACACAAAACTTTCCAACTTCCACAGTTTTCTTTCTCGCATACAATGAAATGCAGCATCGATATTGCGTGGAAACATAAAGTTGCGCATTTCGTCGCCCGGAATTTGCGTTAACTGTGTCCAATCTAGGGCACTACGAAACAATGCTACACCAAAGGTCCAGCCTGCATTATGTGTACTGTAAAAATCTAAACTAAATCCGTCTAACTTGTGCTCTACTAGATAGTTTTCGGCACTGTGAATTTTATCATTGAGTGCATCCCACCTGTGCGTTAAAAACTGTGTATCGTCTGCATCAATCATCCAGAAGTTGTCACTGTTGTCTTTGCTTAATTCAAACCCTGTTAAGTTGGCGGTTGCCATGTTGCGCTTACGGGGTTTAAGCTCATTGAGATAACTTACTAAACTTCTATCACTGGCAACAAATTTTGTTTGCGGATAATCAATAAAACAAGTGTCTAATATTTTGGGACGACTTCCATCTTCTTCGGTTCTGTCACACAATATCCACGTTGGGTAATCTTTAAACGTTTCCAACCAAAAACGCAGACAATGCACCGCATGCATATCCATTCTATCGATTTTTAAAAACACATTAGTTTTCATAGTTAGTATGCCTTTTTGTGCACCAACGTTTTGCATCTTCTGGTGTGTTGATTTCTATACCATCAAACATTGTACTCAAGCAGCCAATGTCGTATCCAGCTTTAAGCCATCGCAGTTGTTCTAACTGTTCAGTCTCTTCTTCTGTGGTTACACTTAATGTTAGATAATGTTCCAACGAGTTACGTTTATAACCATATATACCAAGATGATGATCGCCGTATCCTGTCATGCCTCTACCAAACCATAATGATTTGTCTCCTGCACGTACCATCTTAACAGAATTAGGATCAGCTTGTAGTTCAGATTTCATTTTAGTGAACATTGTTGTTACAGAATAATGCTGTAAGTGCCATTTAGTTTTTTCAATCATTTCTAATGTTACATCAGGCATGTCACCTTGTACGTTTATAAATTGATCGTACTTTTTCATATAGTCTAAATTAATAGCACCTGCGCATCTTTCAGTACCGTTTGCGTAGTCTGTGTCGTCTATAATAACACTTGTATTTTGAAACACACTAGCAATGCGTACATCATCAGTAAGCACATATGTTGGTAACCCTGTTGCCTTGCAGGTGTTATACACCCTCTCAATCATAGTTTTGCCATCTAGTTCACATAATGGCTTACCAGGAAAACGTGTGCTGCCGTATCTAGCGGGTATAAGAATAGCGGTGGATGTCATCGACTACCTCCTCAAAATCTTCTAAGCGTAACATGTTGGGCCCGTCGCTGGGTGCGTTGTCTGGATCAGCGTGTACTTCTAAAAAGAAATTTGTAATACCCAAAGCACTTGCTGCACGAGCCAAGCCAGGAATATAATCCCTATTGCCACCGCTGCTACTTCCGTTGCCACCTGGTTTTTGTACACTGTGCGTGGCGTCCAATACAATAGGACAATCAAAGTTATCAAGCATATAGTTAAGGCCGGTGAAATCAACAACCAAAGTATTATATCCAAAGCTAGTACCTCTCTCTGTAATCCAAACTTCTTTAGCGTCTTTGCACTTACTTAGTATACCTGCAATGTCCCACGGAGCAAGGAACTGTCCTTTTTTAATGTTTACAATTTTACCTGTAGCACATGCTGCTTGAATAAGATCAGTTTGTCGACAAAGGAACGCAGGAATCTGTAGTACATCAACAGCATCTGGATATGCACCCATTGCATTGATTTGTGATGAAGTATGTACATCAGTGAGTGTTTTCAAACTAGGAATTTCTTGCTTCATGATTTCAAAGTCTTGCATAGTTCTTGCAAGACCAAGACCGCGTTTTCCGTTTACACTAGTACGGTTTGCTTTGTCATAACTGGCTTTGAAGTAATATTCAATGTCGTACTTGCTGCAAACTCTTGCACAAGTTTCGGCAATTGCTACACTTTGTGCAAGTGATTCGTGCTGACATGGTCCTGCTATAATTCTCATGTGTCTTCTTTTGTTAACATATACATTATTAATAGTCTGTCAAGTTGTTTCTTTAATGCAGGATTTTGATCTGCTATTAGTTGCATATCTCGCCATTCATCGTATCCAAATAACGTACCTTGTGCTCTTGCTACACCTGCAGGATCGCCACCTATAATCCATCTTGGTATTGTGTTGTGTGGTGGGTCACGATAACGAGCGTACACAACACCGTCGGCACGCTCGTATATCAACGCTTCGTTTGGTTTTAGTTTACCCAACTGATGTTCCACTTGTACGACGAACAATGTCATCGTGATTAAACTCTGCCCAGTATAGTTCAAATGCTACACCGTCTTCAAGTCCTTCGAACTGATGAATCTTGCCAGGTTTGACTTGTGTGAAGTCTCCTGCTTCGAGAATAGTTTCATCAACTAGTCCTTGATCATCTTGCCATACACGCACCAGCATCTTGCCTGACTCTACAAAAAAGCCATTCCATTTAAACTGATGCTCGTGCTCTGAACATTTGTATCCTGCTTTGTATTCAATACGGTGAAACTCCAATGCACCGTTTGCATGAATCAGTTCTGTGTTACCCCAGATTTTACCGGCTCGAACTCCCATTATTTTTTCTCCTTACTGTTGCTCCATCCACATATTGTTCTTGTCTAACCAAGCTAATATTAAATCTCGCTGACGCAGATATCCGTACTTAGATATGCTGGCCTCTGCACTTGCCGGTAGCAAATCCGTGTCGCTAGCAAGTTTGTACAAGTTTGTAGTCTTGGGATCCATTGGTTCAATGTTGCTGCGATACACTAGTGCATACAACCAGGGATCATTTATATCTTTTTTGAAAAAACCACTACGACAATCCCATCCGCTAACTGCTAGCATGTATATCAACTGTGGCATAGTATAATGATATTTTTGCTCTAAATGAACATTATATTCAAGTACATTGAATTGCACATTGGTTGTTTGCGGTACTGCTACAATCAACATAGCATCTTGTTCAGCAACATGCCACCAATTAGATAATGCTTCGTATGGGTTTATTAGATTTTGTAGTTGGTCGTGGCATAGCAATATATCAAATGTTTTTTTACTGCTATTAAATTTTTCAATATCGTCTACACGTTGATACGAAACGTTCTCGTGGCGGGCCATCAATTTATCATGTGTGTTAACACCAACACATTTGATGTTCAATGGTTGCTGATTGTCACGGGTAACTCGATCTGCCCACCAGGTCATAGTTTTTCCATCAACATCACAACCAATGTCAAGAACTCTACTTACACTTTCCATAAAATCATCATACTCTGTCATGTAAGACAGAATATTGTCGATTAAATGATTGTGTTTTAACTCAATGCTGCTAAACGAGCTCATTTTTTAATCCTTGTGTACATACTGTATGTATCTTAATAACTAAGCAGGATTAAATTTCAATATCTTCCATTCCGGCTGTGCGAAGTCGCACAATGTGTCCCATTTGCCATTGCTTGGTATCTAAACCTTTCATGATTCCCAGATACCTATTACGCATTAGTGCAACTTCATTGATCAACGTTTCGAAGTCGATTACTTCATCTTCGCCATCAACATATTTTTCAGCATCTCTACTGCTCAATGCACGGCCATAGTTTTCTAAATATTTTTGAAAGTGCTTACGTCGAATCTTGCGCAGTTGTATGTTGAGAAAGTTAAGCACCGCTTCAATCTCTTGAAGCTGGTTAAAGCGATGCTCGGTGATGCCCGGCAAGGCACTGATATTCTTTTCAACTATACCACTAACTTGGCATTCACGTTTTGCAGCAAGTATTTCTTGCTCAAAGTGTGTAATAAACCCTGGAATATTTGCAAGATTTTGGGTAACACGACTATACCACATGCGAGTTATTAATACTCATCGTAGTCAAATTCACCATCGTCGTTGATTAAATCAACCATAACATCGTCATCAATGTCATCTTCGATGTCTGATTCGTCGTGTGACCCTGTGTACTCTCCTACTGCCATTTTAATAGCACCATCAAATTTAAACGCTTCTCGAATTTCATATTCGTCGTATGTTTCCATTAATGTTGCTACAACTGTTTCAGCAGCTTCGCGAATATCAGCATTTTGCAACAAATGACTTCTGCAATCTCTCCAAACGATTGCAGCTAACTCCAGTGGTGACATTGCCATTTTTATACCTGTGCCTCTTCGATTGCTTGTGTTAATTCTTCGTCCACTAGCTCATCATCTTCGATTACTTCGGCTAGTTCTTCTACTTTGTTAAAGTCCAACATAACTTTATCTAAACACCCGTCTTCGTTGCGTTCCCATGCCTTGCGGAACTGTAGGATTTCCTCGCCGGTGCTTGTTTCAAAACGCAGTCTGTTGCCTTGTTTGGTTAGCAAGCCAGTTGATTCTGCTAAGTCAACAAGTCCACTGTATGGATTCATGCCTGTTTCATAAGGAATTTTAACTTGCACACTTTCAAAAGGTTTAGCATAACGTGTTTTCATAACTTTACATGCTGCACGAATACCTTTTACTTGAGAGATCTTGTTGCCATCTTCATCTTCTTTTAGCTTGAGTTTGCGCATAGCAACAACAATTGAACTTGCATAGATAAAGCCTTGACCGCCTGAGATCTTATCATCTGGATCAAACATGTCTTGTGATGCATATGTGTGATTAGTACACACCATGCCAACGTTGTAGCTACCAAACATGTTAACAGTATTACGAACAAGTGCAGTAAGTGCCTTAGGTTTACGCCCCAAGTCACCTTTCATATCACCAGCTTCAAACTGGTTAACGTCAGTGGGTGTTAGCATCATGCCCAACGAGTCAATAACAAACAACACTTTAGGACGCTCACCGTCTGGCATTGCTTTGTAATCTTTCATGAATGTTGAAATTGTTTTTGCAACATCGTCGATCATGCTCATTGCTAGTTTAAGCAATTTGCTCTCATCTGTGTCGACGCCTAGTGCTTGCAGCCATGCTTCGTCTAGTGCGTTTTCAGTGTCAACAAGAACAACAAAGATGCCTTGTTGCTGTGCATGTTTTACAATATTGCCAGCAGCAAAATAACTTTTGCCTGCACCAGATTCCCCAGCGAACACTGTAACTTTACCTAGTGGACAACCTTTATGGAAGTCTCCCGAGATAAGATAGTTTAGTGCATAGTTACCTGTGCTGATCCAGTCAGTTGGATCATTAAAGCCAATTGACAATCCGTCAATGCTTTTTGTGATGTCCTTACGGAACTTGCTTATATCAAATGGTTTTGCCACTGTATTTCCCTCAAAAAAATCTATAACTACTTACGCATACTTTTTTCATTTAAGAAAGTGCCGAGAACAGGAAAAAAGGAATAAAACCTGTCCTCGACTATGCAGTTAGATTACGAAGCTTGACGGCTGCGAATCATAGCCAGAATATCATCTGCTTTACTACTAGGCGCTGCTTCGGCTTCTGGAGCTGGGGCTACCGGAGTTTCAGCTGCTGGTGCAACATCTGTCCAACCAGTGTCAGTTGATGCTGATTCTGCTACAGGCGCTGCTACAGGAGTTGCTGCTGGTGCTGCACTTCCTGCTGGTGCTTGCATGCCCGCTGGGCGGAAGTATTGCCCCCAACGTTCTGCATCGTATGATTGACCATCAACGCTAGCTTCGAACATTTCCTTCATTACTTTAATAGCCGTTTCATCTGGGCGTTTTGGTAAGAAGTCAGCCAAGTTATACAAACCTTGCGATTCAATTGCTTCAGCTTCTGTTGCAGTAAGTGGTGTTTCTTTGCGAGCCCACTTGCTAGTTGAATAGTCAGCATATCCACCTTTAGCTGTTTTGCTAATACGGAAGTCCAATCCACGCTCATAGTCAGTTGGAAGTTCTTCTAGTTCTGGATCCATCAACGCTGATTTAATAGTCTGGAAGATTTGGGGACCAATGATAAAGCGACGGATTGCTTTGTCACTGTTG